ACAGGTGAAACAGAGGCCAACAAATCATCACCATAAGTGACCAACTTAACATTTGCGGAAAAAGCATCCAAACCCGCAAACCTCGTTCCCTCCATAATAGAAAGCCACGCATAACGCACAAGAAGCCCATTAACCATCGAGTTCACAATAACAGTCAAAGGATTCCCAGATGGCTGGCCGCCCAAAACTCGATACAGTGTTCCACCCGCCAAGTGGAAAGCATAAATCGACTCATAAGCCAAACACCTGGCCTCCACAACTGGAAAATCCACAATGTTCAACTGACACCAGTCAATAATAATATCGTAGGCGGCAACCACAAACTCAGCCGGCAATCTGTCCCCAAACTTAGAATAATCACCCTCGACCAAGTGGCTCCATCCCCTATCAATAAGAAAACGCGCCAAATCACCCCACTCAGCACTGTCCACATTAATACCAACACGATGCTCAAGCGAGCAACGACCAACCTGATACGCGGAAACAAATTCTCCAAAAAGCTGTTTGCACCTTATAGTGTAGCTAATGGGACTCATCGAAAAGATCCTCGTCTTACCGCACAATGCAACCTTATCCTTGGCCAAAAGCTCATCCTTCAAGCAATCCACAAAAACTGTCTGCCAAGGTCTTCCCTGAATACGTGAAAACCTTTCAATAAGCATGACTCGCTGGAGCAAAGGGGACAAACAGACTCTTCCACTCTCAATTTTAACAAAATCACGCTTACCCCCAAAAGAAACATTCCTAAACATAAATCCAGCACTCGTAGCCAAATCAATAGGATTCATCCCCTCTCTTCCCGGCATACCCATCACCGCATCATCAATCGATAAAACAGAAGGATCAGCGGAAGTAGGAACAGCTCCAGCCAAAACCACTCGCCTAAAATCAAAAGAGGCTTCATCAACAAAATCACGCCTCAAAGGGAGCAATGGATTCAGATGATGGGAGACGCTTGCCTGTAAAGGAGACAAGTCAAACTCCCAGCGTGGATCCTTCCCAGACAACACACTTGGTTGTTTCCGACAAGGAAACACCCTGTCATTCACTTCTGTAGGCAAGAAATTTGTCTTGCTAGGTACATTGGCCTCTAATC